ACCCAAGGGCAACCATCACAATCACCATAACCTTCAAATTCGCCATAGTAGTTAATCCATTCATAGCTATCTACCTCTTCGCCACTTATAGCAAATGAACAAGCTCGACCTTTTTCATCGACATTAAGCGGCTCACCATTTGAATAAGTTTCAAAAATTGGCGCTCCAATTTTCTTCATTGCATTTAATGCAAACTTTAAATTTTTAACCATTCTTAACTCCTTAAAATAGATCTTCATCAACACAATAATTCCAGTAGCCTTTCCACTCTTTCTGGATCTCTTCCTTAGTGAAGCCGTAGCCATCAAGCGCTTCGACCGCATCAGAAGTATCGCAAGTGATCTGGCACTCATAGTTGGCGAACGCATCCCAGATGATCTCTTTGTTTGTCTTTTCTTTTTTGTTAGTGGCAATGCCTTCTTTGGTGGCCGCTTCAATGCCAGCAGCAATCTTCTTGCCAGTACCTTGTGGCGCAATCAAACCGGCGCCCAGATCAACATATTTGACACCTTCTTTGCGACTCTCTTCAAACTGTTTATTAGAGAACGCGAAGAACGCACCATATTGATCAAGCACTTTACTGATCGTATCTTGTGTGACTTTTCTCATTATTAACTCCTTTTTCGTGACGCCTTTCAATCAAAGACAGTTACATAATACCATATTTAAATACACAATGTATCCTTTTATTAAAAAAAAGATTCAAATTAAAGCCAGAAACTAAAAAAACCGCACAGTGGCGGTCTTTCTATGAGGTAAAAAAAATTATTATTTGATGGGCTTAATATTTATATGAGTGAAAATAAGGATTAAATCCTCGGAGTGCTTCGATCTGCCTATCTGGTTGTGCTTGTGCTTGTGCTTGTGCTTGGTGATAAACTGGGGGCTTATTGTAAACAAAAGAATCTTGCGCTTGTGTTTGCGTGCGTTGGCCGTATGCAAAGGCCAGCACCACTGCCAACATAAATACAACGGACGTTAAACATAGGAGCAGTGGCTCGTTAGTTACTACGTTCGTCTCATCATTATTTAAAATTTCAAGCGCGCGAACCTCTAGCCTTTTTTCGTACGGGGTAAGAATAATTATCTCCTTTTCTAAAAACGTAGGAATAATTATAGCAGATACTATATGTATTTAAAACCTTTTTGAACTATTTTTCCACATTGTGACGGAGGTTTTTTTATTAAGTGACAAAAAAACTGGTCAAATCAAGAGTAGTAGCTTCGGAAGCCTCCTCATCGTTGGGCGTTTCAGCGTAGAGAAATGCAACTAATTTTGCTTGTTGATCTTCGGAAATTTTTAAATCATTTTTTTTAATAACCAGGGCCACAACTTTGATACAGGATTCGAGTTTATTCGAGTTGATGCGCTTGGAATCCTTATCGCCAGTGAGCAAATAGCTTAGTGATACGTCGAAGAAGTCAGCCATGGCTTGATATTGCTCCAGAGTGGGTTGTGTCCGCCCGGTGAAATAATGACCAACAGCTCCGCGAGTTTCTTTACCGAGTATGGGCGCAAGATCCCCTTGCGTTATTCCTTTATCTTGCATTAGCCGTTTAGCCCTATTGGCCCAGTTGTCAACATTCATATATATACCTCTCCCCAGATATTAAATACTGTTTGTATCTAATTATATCCGAATTTATCTTTATATCCAACATAAATTCGGATATAATTAGTATCTATGAATACAAATCAAATCTGAATAAAAAGAGGAGTTAGAGTGCAATTAATAGAGTATGGGCGCAAGCTTAAACAAGCTGGATGGACAACTAATCTTAATGATGTTTGGGCAGATGTTGCCGAGGATTTAGGGTGCCACCCATCCGCAGTGAAGTTGTGGGCGTACAAGCAAAGACAAGTATCTGGCCGCTTGGCGATACCACTAGAAAGAGCAACAGCTGGACTGGTAACAAGAGTTGAGACTCGTCCAGATTTATACCCAACAGAAGAGTATTAGATGAAAAGGGGGGGAGTTGGAAAATAATATTAATAAAGAAAAAGTGCCGTTTACTCAGATTGCAAATGAGGTATTAAACAGCAAACTTCTGACGTTCAAAGCAAAAGGTATTTACTCATTTATGATGAGTAAACCTAACGGCTGGAACTTCACTATTCGATCTATGGCCAAGCAAGTTAAAGATGGTGAAGATGGAATTAGATCTGGATTAAGAGAACTCCGCGAGCATGGCGTGATCGTTTACGTTAAACACACAAATGGCACTGGAACATATCACTTAAAAGCAGTTATAAGCAGCAGTAAGAAGCCAAAACTGGAAAAACCCGTTAAGGCGCTACAACACCAAAACGGGGAAATCCCTAGAAGGGAAAATCCCTTGAAGGGAAAATCCACACGTATTAGTAATAAAGAACCAGTAGTAATAAAGATAAGAGCTAGTAATAAAGATAATAGCGCATTTGATCAATTCTGGAATGCTTATCCAAAAAAGAAAGACAAGAAGAAAGCACAGCAAATTTGGAACTCTCGTAAATTAGATTCAATGGCAGATCAGTTGATTAATGATGTGATCTTGAAAACGCAAAAGGACAGATCTTGGATTGATGGTTATGCGCCATATCCGACAACCTACTTAAACGGCGATCGCTGGGAAGATGAAGTGGAACTCGAAAAAGTAAAAGAAGTTAAGCCAGAGGAAATGTCATATCACGACATTGGCAAGATTATTAAAGCAGAGAAAGAAAAGAGGGCGCTAGAACAAGGCGCAAATGTAATAGGCCGACTGGCCGACAATATGAGGAGAGGTTGATGTATCAAAAAGAAGTTGATATTGAGTTTTTAGATTTAGCGAATAGCGTTGCTGAGTGGTCAATCACTCGCTACGGTTATTTTGTGAATTCACACGTGGACAAGGTTGACACAGTTACAGCCTTTGCAAATGAGCTATCAAGACTACCAGGTTGTTGTTTGAGTTATGTTGAACGAGCAAAGAACCAGTGGATAGACGAAGGCCATCCAAGACCGCCACAGATGGCAGACTTCTTGGCAGCGTTAAGAGCGTTTAACAATGTGAACAATAGAGAGAAGCCGAAGCAACTCGACAATAGAATTGATTATGCAGGTATGTGGGATCACGCTAAAACAGACGAAAAAAAACTGGATTATATGAAAAATTTATTTGACAGACGCAAGGTTCCACCGGCGACAAAGTATTTTATTGCTAATCATTTTCGAGATTTTGGCTGGTCAGAAAAAAAAGTACAAGGTGTGATATATGGCCGCACTTGATTGAGTATTTGATAGTTATTTTATTTAATTTTTAAGGAGTAGAAAGTGGAAGATATTTTGAACGAAATAAAAGCAAGAATTGAGCACGTTGAAAGACAGGTTGGACTTTTACCTCAACCTTGGTTAGTTAAGTCACCGATTAAGAAGCCAGCAGCCAAGAAGTGAAGTCTGGTTTTTTCTTGCCCTGGCCACCAAGTAACAACACGTACTATCGCCGGGTCGGCAATAAAACTTTAATTTCTAAAAAAGGCAGAGAGTATAAGAAAGCAGTTCTTGATCATTGTGTTAAGTTCGGAGTTAAACCATTTGGTGATAGTAAGTTGATCGTAAATATAACAGCTTACTATCCGGATCGCAGACGTAGAGATCTTGATAATCTTTTAAAAGCACCACTAGATGCAATGATGAAAGCTGGAGTCTTTGAGGATGACAGCCAAGTGGAGAGCTTGAGCATTAAGAAGAGCCACCAAGAGAAATCTTTTAAAAGCACCACTAGATGCAATGATGAAAGCTGGAGTTTTTGAGGATGACAGCCAAGTGGAGAGCTTGAGCATTAAGAAGAGCCACCAAGAGAAGCCAGGAATGATTTATGTTGATATTAAAACTATGGAGGGTGAAGAAGAATGATACACAGCACTGCTCAGATGTTAAGGAAGGCCAGATGTATGGCTAAGAAAATTTTAAAAATGAGAAAAAAAGGCGACATTGATTGCCATGAGATTGATCTACTGGCCCAAGACGCACAATACATCGAATATGACACGAGAGAATTAGAAAATGGCAAAGAAAAAGAAACTAACACCTAAGCAAGAAGGCTTCTGTAGAGACTTCATCAAGACTGGTAATCAGAGTGAAGCTTATCGCTTGAATTACAACACTGAAAAGATGCTTAAAGCTTCGGTTAATAACAAAGCTTATGAGTTAAGGACAAACGTCGCTGTTACGGCGAGAATCAATGAGCTGCAAGCAAGAGTGGCTAAAAAGTTTGAAGTGACAGTCGAAAGCTTAACAAAAGAATTTGAAGAAGATAGACAATTAGCACGTGATTTGGAGATGCCTTCAGCAGCTATTGCAGCAACAAACGGCAAGGCACGTATTCATGGATTAGATAAGCAAGTCTTGAGCAATGATCCAGACAATCCAATGCCTGCGGTGATTAAGGTTGAAGTAGTGCATAAGTGAGCGAACTGACAATACAGATCACTGAAGAGTTTGAGCCGTTCATGGAGCCAAGGCGTTACAAAGTAGTTTATGGTGGACGTGGATCGGGTAAGTCCTGGTCAATTGCGCAGCTGCTGATCATGCAGGCTTACAAAGAAAAAACCAGGATCCTATGTGCCAGGGAAATTCAAAAGTCAATTAATGACTCAGTGATCCAGCTGCTGGCTGATACGATCGAGCGAATGAAGTTGGAGAACTTTTTTGAAGTGCAAAAGTCACAGATCTTGGGCCGCAATGGATCAAGATTCATATTTGAGGGCCTACAGGCAAACATTACCAAGATTAAGTCGATGGAGGGTATTAATCGAGTATGGATAGAAGAAGCCGAGAAGGTATCAACTAAGTCCTGGACAACATTAATTCCAACGATCAGAACACCAAACTCTGAGATCTGGACGAGTTTCAATCCGTCTGATGAACTAGATCCAACCTATCAAATGTTTGTGCTTAATCCGCCGCCAGATTCATACGTGGTGAAGGTCAACTGGTCAGATAATCCATGGTTCCCAGAGGTGTTGAACAAAGAACGCAAGCACTTAGAGAAGCTAGATAAGGATCTATACGCTCATATCTGGGAAGGTGAGTGTCTAGCAAATCAGAAGGGCGCCTACTATGCCAAGCAGATCGAGTTAGCACGTGAGGACGATCGAATAGGCCGTATTGCTATTGATCCGATATTGCCAGTTCATACCTTCTGGGATCTTGGTATTGCTGATGCAACTGCTATCTGGATTGTTCAGCGTGCTGGTACAGAGATCAGAGTCATTGGTTACTACGAGAACAACGGCGAAGGCTTGCAGCATTACATCAACTGGTTGCATGATTTCAGACAGAAACACCAGGTAACTTTCGGTGATCATTATGCACCTCATGATATTAGAGTACGTGAGCTAACAACCGGTAAGAGTCGAAAGGATCAAGCACGCAAGATGGGGATCAACTTCCAGATCACGCCAAACATTCCGATTATGGATGGCATTGAAGCAGGACGTCGGATCCTTGGTCGATGTTGGTTTGATGAGAAGCGTTGTGCTGATGGATTACGAGCATTGAGTTATTACCGTTGCGAATACGACGAGGACAAGAGAGTATTTAAAGACCGCCCACTGCATGACTGGTCATCACATGGCGCTGATGCGTTTAGATATTTTGCAGTTGCGTGGAGAGATAAGAAGTCAGAAGGCATGGAAAGGCCAGTGCAGATGGCAAACGATTGGAGTGTATTTTAAATGGCAAAACTAAAGAAATATTTACTAGACGATGGAACTATTACAAATTCAGTTGAGGTTTCAGAGAAAACCGGCTTGAGTATTCAAGCAAGCCGTACACGGTTATTGAGTACGTCAGATCCAGAGAAGGTATGGCAGCACAAACAAGCTAACAACAACAGCTATAAGATGCGCTGCATTAAGGGCAGATCGGCTTCAATATATAACGAGATGTTTTGTTTAGCTCTTAAAACGATCTAATGTGGCTCAAGCACAATTCACTGGTCGATACCTGGGAGAAAAGCTTCACAGACTGGTATGTTGTGTTCGAGCATGGTGATATGCCATACTGGTGGGCGAAGTATTTACATCCAGGTATTAGGCATTGTTGGGCGTTACGCTGGGATGGCTTTAACTGGATAGCTATTAACCCGAAACTGGGGCATACAGACGTGAGTGTTCTGCCATATTATGAGCCAAGCGATATTAAAAATATCTACATAGATACAGATTGTAGTGTTATAATTCACGCCAAGGTGTGGCGAGAGTCCAAGCGAATTAGAAACCCATATCCAACAGCTATATCTTGCGTTGAGCAGATTAAAGCTTTGCTGGGGATTCGTAGCTGGTCTTTATTCACGCCCTACCAATTATTCAATTATTTATTAGGGGAAAAGTATGGGCGGATTCTTCTCAAAGCCAAAAGCACCAAAAGCACCAGCTAAATCAGTCGCGCAAGTTAAAGCAGAAAAGCGTCAAGAGGCTGAAATAGTAAAACTAGAAAAAAAAGAAACAGCAGTGAAAGAGTCAATGAAGCGTCGTCGTCGTGGCAGATCTTCATTAATCTCTGGTGATGAGCGTGGTATTAGATCAACACTAGGCTAAGTCATGGAAAAGTATCAGATCCCTAAGAAACTAGGCAAGGTTGAGCAATTAATCCAACGGTTTGATGCCGCAAAAGCTCGCAAGATGCCTTGG